AAGGGGTTCATGTGAAGATAGTCCTTGTAGAATGGGATGATGCCTGTTCAAATGATGTTTGGCATGATAGAGATTGTTCTTTACACATAACTCCTTGCGTGTCTTGTGGTGTCCTAACTCGTGAGGATAATAAGGAAGTTGAGGTAGCACTCAATATAAATTCTTATAGTAAGAGTGATTTTATAGCAATTCCAAGGGGATGTATAAGAAGGATTAGAACTCTATGCCTAAAATAGATACAATCAACCTAGCTGGTAATCTCCTGTACATTGTTAATAAAGCAGGTCAAGTTGTCCCTTACATATTCAATGATGTCCAAAGATATTTCCATACCCATAAAGCACTCCGAAACATAATCCTCAAAGCTCGTCAGCTTGGTATATCTTCCTCAATCCTTGCTTCTATGTTCCTTCGATGTATCCTTGTTGAGCATTCAGCCTGTGCAGTAGTGTCCCATGAGACAAGAGCTACCCAGAGACTTCTGGATAGAGTCCAATTCTACTATGAATCTATGGATGAACCTAAACCAGTTCTTGGTGCTGAGTCCAGGTCTGAGAAGAGCTTCCCTGAGTTAGACAGCAGTATCTATATTGGTACATCTGGGGCTAGAGCATTCTCAAGGGGGGACACTATCCATGTTGGTCACTTATCAGAGGAAGCATTCTATGAAGATGGGGAGAAGATTGTATCTGGTATACAGGATGCTATTCCTCTTAATGGGGAGCTTACAAGAGAGTCTAGTCCTAATGGAGAGAATAACAGCTTCTTTGATACTTGGGACAAGGCTAAACAGGGTAAGTCTCCTTACAAACCTTTCTTTTTCCCTTGGTGGTTGGGTTTGGATTACCAAATACCAAGGAATCCATCAGACCCAGATATACTTAATCTTCTCCAACCACAGGACTTAGGTGAGCTTATCTACACAGATGATGAGCAATTCCTTATTGATAATCATAATCTTACTGAGGCTCAGATAAGATGGAGGAGATTTAAGCTGTCAGAGAAAGGTGGTCTCTTTTTTGTAGAGTACCCAGAGAATGATGTTGATTGCTTCATAACTGTAGGAGACCCTGTATTTGACCAGAGCCTCTTGACAGATTTAGCCAATGTCTGTTATGATGGAGAGAGACATCCAGATGGTTGGAGCTATTGGCTTCCTCCCATTGACAAGATGAGTTACATGATAGGAGCAGATACATCATCTGGTGCTCCAGAGGGTAGCTACAGTGCTGCTGTTGTTATAGACAGTCTTTGGAGAGTATGTGCTACCTTCCAGGCTAGGATTGAGCCTAACCAGTTTGCAGATGTGCTGAAAAAGATGGCTAAATGGTATAATAATGCTATGATAGCAGTAGAAAGGAACTTTACTGGCTATGCTGTGTTGGAGCAGTTAGTGGATTATCCAAATGTTGCCCATCAAATAGATTTCACTACTGGGAAGGTAACAACTCAGAGAGGTTGGTGGAGCAATGACCAAACAAGGAGTATGCTTATGTCTGTTACCAAGGAGAATTTACCCAAAATTAAGCTATGGGATTCTAACTTGGTCAGACAGCTTCGTAGTTTCAGGTTTGTAAAACTAAAGACAAAGTACAGAGAGCAAGCACAGACCTTTGATGATTTGGCTCTAGCTTTTATGATAGCCCTTACAGTTAGAAAGTCTGGAGCAGTGGCGAAAGGTTTTCAGGGGAGCTATAATGCTTGGGGATGGTAGTTACACTGTAAGGAGGAAATATGGAAAGTGATATAAGTAAAGTAAAAACAGACATACAGTCTCTGAAAGCCTTCTGGTATCAGAGAAACCTTAAATTCAAAGAGTGGTATGAGACTCTTACCTTAATTGATTTACTTGCAGCTAAAGGTCTTGAGTCTTATGTGAGTAATGAGCCTCAAACATTCTATAATATGGCTCACTACCTCCTTACTAGGGGTGAGCTTTCCCACTCAATAGCTATAAACAGTGAGTCTTCCATTGAGTTAGACAAGAGAGCAAAAGTTGATAGAGGTTGTCAATATGCGTGGAAGCAGATAGACAGGGAGAGAAAGCTTGGTGGTTCTATGCCCTTCCTTGATGAGCTTGGTCACTACCTCCTTGTCCTTGGATGGTATTCAGGAGTTCTCCTCTTTGATGAGAAAACAGGGATGCTTAAAGCTCAGCTTTGGAATCCTTATGATGTTTACCCCCGATATGCCAATGAGAGACTGGTTGCTTGTGTACATAGCTATAAGATTACAAGGGAGGAAGCTAGGATAAAAGCAGAGAGCAATGGATGGGAGTATGAGCATCCTGGTATATTCTCCCCGACTGCAGAAGTAGTCCTTGATGATTACTGGAGGTTGGAGGGGAATACCCTTTTCAATATGATATTGATTGATGGTAAGCAAGTAACTGGGTGGGTAGATAGACCTGAAATGAAGCTTCTTGTAGCCCCAGTTGCTGGCTTCCCTGATAAAGGTAGCCTTACCAAAAAGACAGGTGATTGGAGGAAACTTTCAGGAAGGAGTATCTTTGAGGTTAATGAGTCTGTATCCTATGCTTATAACAAATGGAGAACAATGATAAGTCAGATTCTCAGGGATACAGCTCAGTCTATCATGGAAGAGTTCAGTCAAACTCCCCAAGCTACTGTAGAGCAGCTAAGGGAGAGAGCACCACTTTTCCACTATGCTCCTGGTGAGGAAGGACTAAAGAGACTTCCTCCACATACTATCCCTATTGAGATACAGGCACATCTCATAGATATTAGTAAGGAAATGCAGAAAGGTAGCTTTAATGATGCTGTCTTTGGTATGATGGAAGGTCAGAAGTCTGGGTATGCTTTATCCCAGCTTGCTTCTAGTTCAGCTAACCAGATTCTTTACCCTTATATGGAGGCTAAACATTTCTTCATTGAGGAGGGTGATAACTTCAATTTATCTAATTTGAAGAAGAGTGGAAAGGTGTTCAATATCAAGGGTAAGTTCATTGAGCAGCTAAAGCCAGAGGAAATTCCAGAAGAGGTGAATGTCACTGTGGAATCTGAGGTAGCTACCCCCAAGGATATGCTTGAGAAAGGTACAATAGCTTACTACCTTCGTGACCATCTGGACAAAGCTACGCTTATACATGATGTCATAGGTAAGAAAGACCCACAAGCTATTCTCAGAGCTAAGAGGGTGGATACTATACTTGACTCACCAGAGTCTTTGGCTATTGAGAAGATAACTATATATAGGAATCATGCTAGGTATCTTCGTGATAGGGGAGACCCAAGACAGGCTGACCTGTTTGACAATGTAGCTAATGCTATGGAGGCTCAGATAGGAGCACCAGCCCCAGGGCAAGGTAGACCTCTTGAAGCTGAGGGTATAGCTGCTCAGAGAGAAGCTGGTGGAGCAGTTGGCAATACACGAAGAGTGCTTGGTGCTAGGTCTAGGACTGTCCCTCCAGAGGCAACTACAGGGTTTAGCCCCCAAGAACTTAGAAATATGATTGGTCGTGGGAGACTGATAAGAGGTTAAGATGGCTGATAATCAAGGTTTACCAAAGTTACCTGAACTTCCCAAGTTTCCTACTCAATTCACAGAGCAGGATGCAGCTAGATTAGCTGACTTGGAGCAATTAGCTTCTACACAGAAACAAATCTATATGTCAAAGTTCACTCCTGAAGCTTGGGCTGAGACATCATTTCCTGAGAGAGCTGCAAGGGGGGTAGGTGCTATCCTCTATAATCCTCCTGCGTGGTTCAGGAATATAACTCCTTGGACAGAGTATGGTCTTACCCCAGAGCAAGCTGATGTCTATATCAGGGAGACTGAAGCTGAGGTTCAAGAGCTTCAGAGAGTGCAGAGGGTAGCAGAGAGAGCACCTACTATCAAGGATTACCTTACTTCCTTGGCTCTGAGTGGTCTCCTTAGTGGTGAAGAGGCTCAACTCTATGAGCTTATCCCAGAACTTAATCCTCGTGCTCCAGAAACACAGAGGTTGCCTTTGACAGAAGAGGAGAGGCAGTGGTTCATAGACTACAATGAGTCAATAGCAGGGAAGTCTGCTGAGGAGATTGCCCAGCTTTATACTGGTGGCTTTCCTGTTCCAGAGGATATAGAAGATTGGATGAAGTCAATCAATATCTACCCTGCTTCTGAGATTTCTCCTACCCAGGTCTTATCTGCTATAGCTTTTTCCAAGGATATAAGTGAGATTGGTAAGTACCTTGAATTAGCTTATCCCCCACAGGTAGAGAACATTGATAAAGCTTTTCAGGATACTATAACAGAGAATGTTAATGCTGAGTTAGAAGCTGAGGGAGTTACTCCTTCAGGGAACTTAGTTGATGATATGAAAGCAGCTCAGCAAGCTGCATTGCAGAGAATTGCTGATACTGGAGTGCCTGATACTATTACTATTGGTATTCCAGGAGTAAATGAGCAAGTTATAACCATCCAGAGAAAGGATGATGGTATTTACTTTGGTGGGGAGAAGATAGCTAATATTGACCCAGATGGGAAGGTTGTTCCCTTATCCTTAGCTGAGGAATATGAACTCCAGGAGAGTCCTTCCCCACCTCCTCTTATGGAGGATTCAAATAGAATGAAGGCAGAGAAATATCTTCGGTCTAATTTTAATACCTTACCAGAACAAGCTTTTACAGAATTTTTCCTGTTGGATGGAAGCAGAGAATCTATTGAGGCTTGGTACGATAAGTATATTTCTTTACCTCTATTAGGAGGGAAGTTCCCATCAGCAGAGTATAAAGAGAGCTTCCATCAGTCCTATTTTGTAAAGATGTGGATTGATAGACTTATAGATTACTATGATATGGCTGCTTCTCCAGAGGAGTACAAAGTTCCCCTTATTGCAGAAGCTGGTCAATCTTGGACTGCAGGTGGAGGAGATATAATTACAATGGCTGGTGGTGCTGCTCACATATTTGGATATGAAGGAATAGGGAATACTCTCAGAGAAAGAGGTAGTATCCTCCAGAAGTCTATGCCTTATGTAGCTGACCTCAGCGACTTCAGTATGACACAGCTACTTGACCCAAGATTCTGGATTACTCCCCAGGGAAGACAAGTTCTTCTGGAGGGGGTAAGAACTCTTCCCTTCCAACTTCTACTCCTTCCATTAGCTTTATTTGGATGGGAAGCTGGTGCAGCTATTGGAGTTCCCCTTGCTGTAAGGTTTGGTTGGGGTGCTTTTGGACAAAGAGTTATGTTGACTATATTTGGTGGTATAACCAGTACTGCACTATCAAGACCAGTTGAGTCCTTGGGTGAGGCAGGTTCTACGATGGATGCAATGCTTGATAGGGGTTCTCCTCCTGATGAAGCTAAAGAAGCATCAATGGAAGTCTTCTGGAATAATATGAAACTTGCTGGATTTGACTTTGTTGAGGCTACTGCAGCTCTAGCTCCTGTACCTCCTACTGCTAAGATACTAGCTAGTGGGATTGCCCAAGGATTATTTAAGGTAGTTAGAGTCGGTGGAAGGATATTTATAACAGGACTAACAGAAGGTGGTGAAGAATATTACCAGAATGCAATCCAGAAGGCAGCAATGGGAGACCCAGACCCCTGGGCATGGGATTCTGAAGCACAGTTATGTACTACTATTGGTGGAATGATGGGTATGGGTTTTGGTGCTGGTGGTGATGTCCTTTCCAATATTGTCAGTGACACTGAGACTTATATGACTGCTGAGCAGAAGGAAATCTATGATACCTTAAAAGCAGAATCCATAGAGGAGCTTGAAGCTAAAGGTGTGGACAAAGCTCAAGCTGAGCTAACAGCAGCTAAGAGAGCCTTGGATGACTATGCTTCTACCCCAGATGGTGCTGAGCTTGTTGCAGAGCTTACAGAGGTAGCTAAGGAAGATGCCTACAATGCTGAGATTACTGACCCAGCTAAGAGGGTTCATACCAAGAGGGTAGAATTCCTCCAGACCCAGTTAGAGAAGTTTAATTCAACAATTAGGGATTATCAGCAAGCTTATGATGCTGCTGTGGCTGAGATGGAGACTACTACTTCACCTTGGAATAAAGCTAGTATTCAAGATAGGTTAGTAGAGTTAAAGAAGAAGATTCAGAACTCTACAAAGATTAGGGATAATATCAACAGTGAGCTAAGAAAGCTAGGAGCTGAGGTGGTAGAAGAGGGTATCCCTATGCCAAAAGCTACACAAAATGAGATGTTGGCTGAAGCTAG